CCTACAATCCGCTTATGTTCGGCTTTCAGATCGACACCTTTCATGTGCGGCAATCCTTCGAACTCTTTAACGAACTCCGCTTCGCTTACTGTCCTTGCCCAAACCTTGTTGAACTTCGGCTGGATTAACGATTTAGACATTTGCCAAAGTTTTAGCAACGATTTCGTAACCTACAATATCATTTGCTACAAGAGCGGTGATACTAGAGCCCTTAACAACGAATGGACCAGTAGCAACATAACCTGGACTTGCAGATGCAATGGTGAAAGTCACGCCTTTAAAACCTGGTGCATCAGCTACAGAAGTAATCGTTTGCGCGACACCAGCAACGTTTGTTACGGTGAAATTACTTACATCAGCTAAATCTGCAGGTTCTACAAAATCGTAAAGATTTTCATTTCCGCAACCGATAACGAATTTAGAGGTGAATACACCACCAACGATAGTGCTTACCAATACTGGCTCAACATTCTGCAATCCTGTTACGCCTTTTAATTGACCTAATCCCAAATCGATGTGTGCAATGTCTTGGTTTAGGTAGTTCTTATTGAAAGAAACATCCAAACTATAACCTGCACGATTTGTACCGTCATTCAACGTCATCGGGTTGTTGTAGAATTCATTCAATGGAATACCAGCCAATTCATCATCCATTTTTGCGCCGGCTAAAACACCGTTCTCGTCAACCAATAATAATGTCCAGTTAGCACCATTGAATTGCGATAAGTTGTTGGATAAACACAAACCGCCTTCCACGTACTGAAAGTTGAAGTTGTACATACCATCGCGAACAGTTACCTGCGCGCCATATCCCAATGTTTGTTTAACTGGAGTTTCGCTGTTATTGGTAACACCAACAAAATCAGCTAACCTGTAAATTCTCTGCAATGGGTTATCTGCCGATGCAGCTGCTTTCAAAGCTGCTAATGCAGTTTCCTTTGTAGCCATTTGCGCAGCGGTTAGCCTAAAGCTACGAGGTACTAAGAAACCCGTAACAATGCTGGCCAAGTCAAACGCGCAATCTCCTACACCTGTGTTTCCTACTGCTATTGAGCAGTTGGTTTGGTTTAAAATGCTCATAATATAATTTCCTCTATGCCGCTATCCGTAGGGATGCAGCGTTTTAAATAATGTTTTAATTCAAGATTTTCAATGTCTAATCCATCAATAGGATCTGAAAGTTTGTTTGCTGTGTTTCCTGCTGCCGACTCCGTACCCCAATAATAACGCCTAGTTGTATTATGTCTTATGCTAGATTGATAACCAGCTCCCAAAAAGTAACCGGATAAACTGATCTGTTTCATAAGCTCGTAATAAATCGGCATTATGATAGGTTTAAAGTTTCTCTCAAACCTTTCTTCAGCTTTGAATGTTCTGCTTGTTTGGTTTAAAATAGCTATCCTAATCCTAAGATTTGCCGTTTCATTCGTGTCCAAACCTCTCGGCTCCGTTACGTCAAGAAACAGATAAACACATGGCCATTTAAGGTTTTTCCCTCCTGCTGTCTGCCCTTTTTGCAATAGGCTTTCTTGGAACTCCATTAACGTTCCGAAATAATACTGAACCGCTACTGTATTGGGCTGCGCCTGTTGAACCTGACTTAGTACCGCATCGCTTGTTCGCTTTACGATTTCCCTAAAATCATCTTCAATATAAACGTTTACCTTTTCCATTAGAAATTCAATGAATTAATTGGGTAGTATATTTCCGGAACACCGCAACCTACAGACCAGTAGCGATACCTAACATAGCGATGCTTAACCCAATCTGGGTAAACCGCTATATCCAAGTCAAACTCCCTAACCATTTCAACCATTTCATTCCAGGTTCTAACCTGCTTATCGACTGAATTAACTGTTACCGCATTTTCTGCCTTTGCTTTTAATTCCGAAATTCCACCACTGAAAGTTGTTTCATTACGCTTAAACCAATAGTAAACGTAATTAGCTATCATTGATTGTAAATCTGGATTATCTTTTAGCGCCGACCATTTTGCTGGTACAGGATCGATCAACAAACCTGCTAAAAACTCATCATAAAATGTAACACCAAACAATTGTTTTAGAAATTTAGGCTCGTACTTATTAATAAGCAATTGAACCTGCCCACCGTTCTCAAACTGATTTGTAGTTTGCGGAATGGTAATTTCTCCAACGAATATGTTTGGTGTTATGATTGACATTGTTTAATCTTCTTTTTTAGCTTTTGGTTTGTCTTTAGTAGCAAAACCTTTGCTGATTAATTTTTCAGCTAACACGCGGTGAACTGTATGTTCTACGCCATCGCCTAATGGATTATCTCCTTTTGAAGTGCCGTAAATAACGGTATCTTCTTTCGGTCTTACTAAAGTACCGCCATCAACTACCGAGTTTTCAGTAGTTAAAGCTTGTACATCCTCTTGACCTGCTGGTACTACAGCTTGTTTTTTTGGTTCTTGTGCCATAATAAATTAAGGTTTTAACAATGCAGCTTTTACAGTTGCAAATGATGCTGTAACAAATGATCCGATATTGTTGGTAGCAATATAATCTTTGAAGAAGTTTTCAACGATAATACGCATACGGTTATTATCAAAATCGCTAGATACTGAAGTTACAACTGAAGTTCCCGAAACGGTTGCTGTTGTAAAGTCGATACCGTAACCCAAACGGATTGTTAAGGCTTCTTGTTCGATTTTGAATAAACCACTTTCTCCCAAAGTGAATGTACCAATAGTTTGATAAGTCGAAGTCAATACGCGGAAGCCCATCATTGTAACTAATCCTTGTGGGTTGTACATTGGGATCATCATATAATAACGACCTTGACTATCTTTTTCTAAAGATAATCTCCATTTGTCTTGTGGATGGATAATCAACAAGTCTGGAAAAAAGTTTAACGTTTCGATTTGGGCAGCTACTGCGCCAATAGCATCGTAATCGTTTGGAGCTACAATCGTATCATCCAAAGAAGTACCAACATAGCCAGCGGCTTGTGTTTGTAAATCTGTAGTTAAAATAGCGGCATAATCACGTAGGATTTTGTCGTTAATTAAGTTTTGGATAATAGATAGCGCTTTCTTACGGAATTTTGCGAATTCTTCAGTGATTACGTATTTAGCTGCTACTTTTTTAGCTTTTGCGAAGTTACGAACCAAAGCATAAGAAACTAACGGCTTAACGGCGCCCTCTGCAACGATTGCAAAAGCACCTTCACTGTTACCTTCTTCTAACCAGGTTGTATATTCTTCTAATTCAGCTACTGTAGTTACATCAGCAATATCAAAAATATACTGCGTACCTCTACGTTTTTTAACAACGCCATCGATAACATTGAAACTTTCAATCATCGGTAAAGGATAATTGTTTTCGTTAATGGTGTTATCTGTCTGCATGTTAGCTGCAGCACGAATATTTAACACAACTTGAGCTGGACCAGATTGGCCTTTAGTTCTCATCATCAATTCAACATCTGAAGTTTTACCTTCTTCCGGGAATAAAATGGTGTTCAATGAACGTTGGATCAACTCTTTAGTATCATCCGAATCTGCAACACCTAAACGGATGTTTTTAACTTTTTCAAGTTCTGTTGCAATGTTACGAATAGTTAAGTTTAATGCTTCTGCATCCGACTCGTATTTACGTAAAGCCTCTAAAGGCATGCCATTCAATGCACTATCTAATAATGCCTGAACAGCTGGTTTGTCTTGAAGTCCGCGAGTTTCTATTTCAGTCGCCGCCGCTTCTTTAACCTTTAATAAAAGAGCCTCTTGAGCTGCTTTTTCTTCTACTGTCATTTTTTTAATGATTAAAGTTTAAAATTATTTAATAGATATTCATAATCTATTGCTTTTTCAGTATTCGCCTCATGTTTATCGAGTGCTTTCATTCTTTGTTCCAGCGGCTCAAAATCCACGAGTGATTTATGGCGAGCGAATAAATTCCTTGCTTGTAATTGTAATGATCTTGGGAGCGTATTAATAAAATCCTCTGTATCGTCTGTTAAGTCATCCAATTGATCTAATGAACGGATGACATAAGTTTCTTGTTGATCTCCAATTGTGGCTACACTACCCTCGAATAAGTTGATTTCTTTCATTATGATTAAATCATTCTTATCATCATATTCCATCTTATCCCAAACGTACTTGAAACCTCCAGAAAACTGATTTATTGTTCCCGATTGTATCTGCTTTAAAGCTCGGTCTGCATTTGGTACGTCATCAAGTGGTTTTGTCCTAAAACGTAATCCGTAATCATCTTCGTATAATTCTTCGAACATTCCAAGAGGATCATCTTGTTTATGCTGCCAAAGAAAAGTTATTTTATACTTTGCATTACTATCAACACCGCGAGCCTCTAATGACTTTGCGCAACTACCCTTAACCATAACCTCGCGACTAAGGTTTGGGATACCCCAAACAAAAAGATAGCCAGCAATAATACGTTTTTCGAAATCAGTGCCATTAGCTAGTAAGCCACCTCTTTCTTCAACGCTTACATTGCTGAAATTAATCGGCGCTGCTCTGTGCTTCAGTTCTTGTATTTTGCTGTGTAACTGCATTTGATTTCAAATTTATAATATTTTTTACTAATTCTACTTGTTCTGCTGATAAATCGAATATTTTCTTTTCGTAAATATCTCCAATTCCTTTATCGCCATCGAAAGACCTAATCCAATCATTTAGGGAAATAACACCATTTGTCCAACGCTCAAGCATCGTTGCTCCATTCGTTTTATCTACAACAGCATCATCTTTTTTATTAGATTTTAAAACTGCTATATGACTAAAATCAGCCCTAATATATCGATTTGGGATATTAAATTTTTCATTCCATCCCTGAGCGTATTTATTCGCATAAGGTAGAATTACATCATCATAAAATGAACGAGTATCGCTTTCTGCATTATTGAATGTTGAATTATCTTTTGATGGGACAAAGTGTTTAGGCACCCTTAAAGTTTTATAGATAACATTTGCATCGGCTAAAGTCTCATCAAATGGTTGTAGTTCTTGAATATTCATTGATGTTGAAATGTATTCAACCGGTGCCGCTGATACACCTACTTGGTTTTTACCTCTACTTAATCCGTACGTCTGCTGGTAAATCCTTTGCGCTTCTTCTTTTTCTTTAGGTGTTAAACTAACCAATCCACTTGAATCAGATTTTTTACTTACCAAGAAACCTAATGCACCACGTTTAATATAAATAACCCCCCTAGCCTCGTAAACAGGCAAAAGGTTTTTAATTGCTATTTCTGCGCCTTTAAGATCAGATTTGAATTTATCAATCTGGTTGCCTTGCTGTAAATCGAATTTTATAAAAGGAATAACATTTTTAATATCCATTTCCCTTTTATTGCCAGCTTCGCAAACGGTAAATTTATTTACAAAATCATCCAATGATGTTGCGGAGTAAATATCTAC